CCTCAAGCATGTTTTCGACACGGTTTTGCAGACAGTCGATGAGTAACTGCAGATCGTCACGACTGACTTTTTTATCCACGATTTGTCTCCTTTCACAGGTTGATCACTCGCCGTAGGTGGTCCGGTGACACGTGCAGGTAGTGCTTCTCCAGTGTCGCCACGGTGTCGCCCATCACCTGGCTGATGTCATAGAGCGAGGCCCCGCGCATCACCTTCAGCGAGCCCCAGCTGTGGCGCAGCACATGCGGTGTGACCCAGGCCATGCCGATCGCCCCGGTGAACCGCTCGAAAGGCTTGCGGATCATCGCCTGGGCCTCGATCACCCGGCCTGTCGGCCGTCCCTCGATATGATAAGAGGCGTTGCGCCAAGCTTCTTCCAGCACGGGGCGCAGGCGATCCGAGATCGGCACCCGCACCCGGCGCTTCTTGGTCACCCTGGCGCCCGGGACCAGGTAGTCGATCATCCCCCTCTTGAGATCCACCCGGTCCCAGGTTAAGTCCAAGATCGCCCCGCGCCGTGCCGCGGTCTCCAGGCCGAGCGCGACAAATACCTTGACCCGCAGATCCGGCCACTGCATCGCCTGGTCCCAGAAAAACTGCTCCTGGGCCTCGTCGAGAAACTTGATCCGCGGCGGCCCTTCCTGCGGCATCACCGCCTCGTCGAAGAACGGCAGATCGTCCCGCGCGATCAGCTTCTGCTTGGTCGCCCAGATCAGCACTGTACGTAGCGCGCCGAGCTCGCGCCGGATGGTCCCGGGCTTGACCCCTCGGCCGCGGCGGGACCGGGTGTAATCCTGCAGGGTCTGGCTGTCGAGCGCATCTGCGGCCAAGCGCCCGAGCACGCTCCGCGTCGGGGCCAGCACATAGCGCCCGGTCTTGTCCTTCCCCAAAGGTGCCACGTAGTCCAGCCAGCGCCGGCAGAGCTCGTCCACATCAGGCACAAGGGCCTGGGCTACCGCGTCTTGGCTGTCCCGCGCGGCGGCGCAGAACGTGTCGAGATAAGCCGCAGCCTGCGCACGATCCTTTGTGCGGCAGCTTTCGCGACGGGTGAGGTAAGCGCCTCCCCCGGCGTCGGTCCACCAGATCTCCCAGTAGCCTTTGCCGTTGACCTTGAGCCGGATCTTGCGGAACGGCCCGATGTCGATGTTCTGGCCGATGTTCTGACTGTCCTGTTGTTGAGCCATCGTAAAAACTCGTCCTCCGGTATTAAGACCGGCCGCCCCGGCAGCCAGGGCAAGCCTTCCTCGCGCCGCAACCGCGCGACCTTGTGAACCGAGCACCGCAACAAGGCGGCGGCTTCACTTTGCGTCAGATATGTCAGCCTGGGCCTCGGTGTCGGTGCCGCCGACGATTTCGCCGAGCGTCGTCTCGTCAACCGTCCCTAGAGTTATCCACAATCTGTAGGTCCTATATACGCCCCTTTGTTAAGCAACACAACAACTTGTGTTGAGGTTCCCTACAACATGTTATGTCTATGACCCATCACACAACGTCTTGTGGTGTCGTGTTATGATCACAAAATGTTAACCAAACCCATTGGTCCCCGCATTTTGTGGTTGACCACTCTTATCCACAGGCTATGTTGTGACCAACAAGGGAGACAAACCCGATGCTGATGATCGATGTCGCGCATGTTTTCAGCGTGTTCGGCGGCCCGCGTGGCCTGTTGAACTCGCTGGACCGCCATCAGCCGGACCACGGCACGAACTACAACGCCGTGCAGATGTGGCTGCAGCGCGGCAACATCCCGTCAAAATGGATTGGCGCGATCCTCTATTGTTGTGAACGGGAGGGTCACGAGTGTTTTGAGTTTCTCGTTGACCCCAGCGAACTGTGCTGACCGGTGCGCGTCCTCGGCGTCGACCCTGGCGCTGGCGGCGCCCTCGCCCTTCTCGACACCGGTCTCGGCGCCTTGACCGTCTGTGATATACCTGTGGCTACCGTGATCACCGGCAAAGCCAAGCGCCGGCAGATCAATGAGATGTGGCTAGCTCGCACGCTGGCTCTTTACGAGCCGGATTGTGCTTATATCGAGCGGGTCCACGCCCTGCCAAAACAGGGGGTTACCTCGTCCTTTAGCTTTGGCCTGGCCTATGGCCTGGTGCGCGGCATGCTTGCCGCCCTGGCCGTGCCGACCCACCTGATCACCCCTAACGAGTGGAAGAAATCCTTCCGGCTCGGCCCGGATAAGAACGAGGCTCGCCTGATCGCCGCCCGCATGTTCCCGGCGAACGCCAGTTCCTTTACCCGGGTGCGCGACGACGGCCGCGCCGAGGCGGCCCTCCTGGCGCTGTTTGGCTCGCAACAATCTGTGTAGCTTTTTGTGCTTGACAGGCAGCACAGAGACCCTACACATTAGCCCCTGTTGACCCGAGCTTTGTCCGTTCTCCCCGAGAGAACAACAGCTTGTGGTGAGGAGGGACCGCTGTGTCTACCGCTCTCCGCGATTACCAAACACAGGGTGTTACGTGGCTGGTCGAGCGGCTAGCCCAACACAAAGCCGTCTTTCTCGCGGACGACATGGGGCTCGGCAAGACCCGCCAGGCCCTGGCCGCCGCGCAGCAGCTCGACACCGACCATATTCTGATCGTTTGTCCCGCTGGCGCCCGGCGGGTCTGGCAGCAGGAGATCCACCGTTGGGTCCCGGTCTGGGACAAGCGGGTCGTCCTGGTCGAGCCGGGGACCCAGGTCAGCCAGATCCAGCCCAAGCTCAGCCCCTCCAAGCCGGTGATCCTGATCCTCTCCTATGACGAGCTGTCCAACCTCAAGTCCCGGATCGCTTTCCTCCTCAAGTTGATCCGCTGGGACCTCCTAGTCCTCGACGAGGCGCACTACCTCAAGAACCCCTCCAACCGCACCCAGGCGATCTACGGCGCCCCGCGCGGCGACAAGGGCCTGCAGGCTTACGCCGACCGGGTGATCCTGTTGTCGGGGACGCCGACCCCCAATCACGCCGGGGAAATGTGGCAGCACTACCGGACCTTCTGGTCCCAGGCGCTGTCGACCAATGGTCCCGACGGCGCGGCGCGACCACTCACCCAGATCGAGTTCGAGGACCGGTTTACCCGCTATCGCGACACGGTCTTTGGAAGACAGGTCACCGGTTCCAAGAACCAGGGGATCTTGCGCGAGGCCTTGGCCCCGGTGGTCCTGCGCCGCCGCAAGGCCGAGGTTCTCACCGAGCTGCCGCCGCTACAACTTCAGGACATTCCGCTGATCTACACGCCGAGCGCGGCAGACGCGATGACTGGGACCAAGGACGCGGTCGACCGTCTCTCCCGGGCCCAGAGCGACGACGATGTCGTCAGGGCGCTTCAAGCGATCGACACCGGGACCGCGGCCCTGCGCCAGCAGCTCGGGCTTCTCAAGGTCGCCCCGACCCTTCTCTGGGTCCAGGAGCGCATGGCGTCGACCAGGAAGCTCCTCATCTTTGCCTGGCATCACACGGTGATCGAGGATCTGCGCAAAGGCTTGGTCGAGTTCAACCCCGTGGTGATCACGGGCGCGACCTCACCCAAGGACCGCGCGGAAGCGATCGACCAGTTTCAGAACCACCCCAACGTCCGGGTCTTCATCGGCCAGGTTCTCGCGGCCGGGACCGCCATCACCCTGACCGCGGCCTCCGAGGTCGCGATCGTCGAGCCCTCCTGGGTCCCCGGCGAGAACGTCCAGGCGATTTCGCGGGCACACCGTCTCGGGCAGCACGACAGCGTCCTGGCTTCTTTCCTTTATCTGCCCGGCACGCTCGACGAGCGGATCATCAAGGTGTTCCGGCGCAAGGCCGCCGAAATCAGCGAGTTACAGGGAGATCACGATGCAAGTTCAAGTCAGCCTGACCTTCGACACGGAAACTCTGGCCGGGCAGGAGCTGCTCACGCAGTTTCAAAACCTCGTGCTGCCAAAAGTGCTGCCGTCGTCACCTGATATCTCACCAAACCAGACTAGCATTGCTGAGCAGCTCAAAGCCAACCGCCAGGCAGCCGCCGCGAACGCTCGCGCGGCCAAGACAAAGGCGGGACCGGTCGAGAAGGTCCTGGGACCACCCGAGGATCTCAACGGGGCTGGTCCCGAGGCCCAGGAAGACGACATCGGCCTGGTCGACGCCTCCTCGATGTCGCCTGGTGAAGCCCGTGACGCGGGTCTCGCCCTGGTGAGGCAGGCTTATGCCGGCGGTCACGTCGCCCAGGTCAAGGCCCTGCAGAAGAAATGGGCCATCGCCAAGTTCTATGACGTGCCGGTCGAGAAGGGCCACGTCTTCTACCAAGAGGCGGTCAAGCTCGCTCAGAGCGTGGGTCTCCAACCGTGACCCAATGCAGCGACTGCATGTACGCCCGCCCGGTCTCGGTCATCGCGTCCGACCTGCCGATGACCGGGGTGTTGGAGTGTCACCGCAACGCGCCAGTCTTCACCAACGATCCCTACCAGCACAGCAATAACCGGCGTTGGGTGGCGCTCTGGCCGATCTGCCGGGACGAGGACTGGTGCGGCGAGTACCAGGCCGTGCCATGACCGCCGTCCGGCAACCCCCCGCCGCTACTAGCGATTTGGATCGGGCGCGGGCCTTGCTCGCCGACGACCCTGACGAAATGGATGAGCAGTGGCTCGCGGAGATTATCGCTGCCGTCCGAGCCGAGGCAGTCGCGGCTGAGCGCGAGCGCATCGCCCGCCGGGTCAGTGAGCAGCAGATACTTCGTTTCCAGGTT